CGTTATATGTAATTCCTGAACGTGTAGCAGCTCCTCCTGTAACAGCATTATTTATACCAAGATTTCCACTAGCTACATTTAAAGACCTATCAATATTTGATGTATTTAACTTTGCTGCTGTAATTGTTCCATCAGCAATTTTGGCATTAACAACAGCGTTTGCAGCTATCTTTGCTTCTATAACGGCATTACTAGCTAACGCTCCAGAATCAACAGCGTTATCAGCTAAGGCAGTTGCATCAACAGCGTTTGCTGCAAGCTTGGCACTTGTAACTGCATCATCAAGAATCTTGGCAGTTGTTACCGCATCATCAGCAATTGAAGTAGCAGCTAACGTGCCAGAAAGTTTTGCAGCCGTTACAGCTCCATCTGCTATTTGGCTCGTCGTAACACTATTTGCTGCTAACTCACTACTTGTTATTGCACCTGCACCTATGTTTCCAGCAACAATTGTATTGCTCGCTATCTTTGCACTTGTTACAGCTCCACTAGCAATAGCAGCCGTATCAACAGCATTGTCAGCTAACTCTGTAGATGTAACTGCGTTAGTTGCTATTTGAGTAGCAGTAACACTTGCACTTGTAAGTTTTGCTCCAGGAATATCTCCATCACTTAAATTTAACTTTGCAAAAGTAACACTAGAGTCTGTAATTTTTACAGTTGTTACT